CAGTTGCAGGCAAGCCAAACCCGTTAAAGCAAAAGGTAAACGCTAAAGAAACGCGACCACAACCTCATGCTCGCATCCCCGTGTATCGATCAACGGCGATGGACGAAATCATGTTTGCGATCAAGAAGGTCAACCCTGATTACTTCTACGCACTGAAAGAGTATTACTTGAGAGGTACGGTTAAGGCCGTTGCCAGGGAGCTGCATTGGTCAGAGACAAAGGCCAAGCAAGCCAAGGCAGCAGGGTTCGATATGGTGGTTCTCATGTTGGAAGAACGAGGGTATTAGATCGTAAGTTAATACGCGATTAGGTAGGGGGGGTAATCTGTGTTCGTGCTCATATCCGCTTAGTACGCGATAGGGTAGGGGGGGTAAAATGAGAAAGGGTGCGGAGGACGCATGGGAGTCGAACCACCCTCTAACCCAATGAATTCATTGAGCAAAAATATATAACAAAAATTTTATATACGTTCTATATACGTCAAAAAAGTCTTGTGCGGTCGCCCAAACGGGGGTATAAGTATCCATAATTGCAACACCTGACCCTATAGGACCGCCTCTTGGCGGTTTTTTTATGCCCTGGATAAACTTCAAACGTGATGAATTTGCTTGCCAACACTGCGGCGAGAACGAGATCGATGACAAAATCATTGATGTCATTCAAGCGATACGCACAGAGGTTGGCTATCCTCTTGTCGTTTCGAGCGGGTATCGGTGCAGTAAGCACCCTGTCGAGGCGGCGAAGTCTAAGCCTGGAACGGGGACGCACTGTCGGGGTGTTGCGGCAGATCTTGCAGTATCTCACCGCCAGGCTAAGGAAGTTCTTTCGGTTGCTTTGCGAATGGACGTTGGCGGTGTGGGCGTACACCAAAAAGGCTCGGGCCGATTTGTACATATTGATGTTGACCCCGACCGTAAATCGCTTCTCTGGACCTATTGATGTTAGGCACCGTCCTCAAAATAGCTGGGCCTTTGGTTACCGGCTTTATGGAGAACAGGCAGAAGGTGTCGGCAGCGAAGGCAGACCTGAAGGTGCAGCGCCTGACCAATGGTATACCAGGCTACAGCGACGAGTTTTTGATCTTTATATGGGCAGCGCCATTCGTGGCTTGCTTCGTGCCTGGCTTGCAAAACTACGCAAGAGAGGGCTTTGAATATCTGTCAAACCTACCAGATTGGTACGTTGGCGGCTTTGTGAGCATCACTTTCGCTGTTTTTGGCATCGATAAGCTATTTGCTTACAAGAAAAGTTAAAAAAGGGCTGCAATCCTCCACCCACTCCTCTCGCAGCTCTTTCCCCCATAACGGGGGTTTTATCAACAAACTGAGACATATTTATGAGACGGATACTGGTCAACCCCAGGCGGCGCGACTTTACACCCATGACATTTACGCAGGCGATCGACAGCGACATCCCATACGTCGTTGATTTTTCCGTCAGCGCCAGTGATCGTGGCACCTCTGTGTCCTCAGTCAGTGCAGAATCAAAAGGCTCACGGGCCTTAACTATCACAACCCCTAGCGTCTCTAGTGGCGTGGCAACCTTCTACGTCAGCTCAACATCGAGCGGTCAAGGCGTGGTCAAGGTCACTGCGACCTATGCAGACGGCAAACAAGAAACCCAATACATGACGGTGATTGCAAACAATCCCGAGTACCGATCAACCAACTGAGGAGAAAACTGGTGGAGAACCAAATAAACCTTGATGAAATTAATGGCAGGCTGAATTTCTTGGCAGAGCAACGCAATGCTGCTCAGAACGAGAACGTCATCCTCGCCGGTCGCTTGGCGGCTGCTATGGCTAAGGTCGCTGAACTCAGCCCTGAACCACAATTTGAAGAAGTAGAAGAAGATGGGAACGACAGCAGCGAACAAGAATAGATCGGTTCGCAAAGAAGCGCTCAGAGAGCAGTTAAGTGCCCAGGGCCATGTTCAGCATGTCGTTGATATTCTGGATGAAATCAAGGATCTGCGGAAAGACCTAGACCAGCAAGACTTGGCTCGCTACAAGGTTGTACTCGATACCAAGTTGAAGCTTATCTCTAAGTATCTGCCAGACCTGAAGTCTGTTGAACACACAGGCGATGAAGATGCCCCAATTGCAATCGCAGCCTACGAAATCAACTGGGAATAGCGTAAGCCTGCCCAAAGCCTTTAAGGAGCTGGTCGAGCCGCACAGATACAAGATTTACTGGGGTGGTCGCGGTTCAGGTAAGAGTTGGGCCTTTGCTACGGCTTTGCTGCTTATTGGTGCTGGTACCAAGCCTAAACGCATACTTTGCGCCAGAGAGATCCAGAGAAGCATCAGGGACTCTGTTCACAACCTGTTGGCTGATCGCATCAAGGCATTGGGCCTGAGCCACTTCTACCAGATACAGCAGAACGAGATCAGGGGCATCAACGGCACCCAGATTATTTTCTCGGGACTGTACGCAAACCCTGAGAGCTTGAAGTCGCTTGAGAGCATAGACATCTGCTGGATCGAGGAAGCATCGACGGTGAGTGAGAACTCATGGCGGTTGCTGATTCCAACGATTCGGAAAGAGGGCAGCGAGATATGGGCAAGCTTCAATCCTGCACTGAAGAGCGATCCTGTCTATCAGAGGTTTGTGATGAATAAGCCTGCGGATGATGCGGTGGTCAAGAAGGTTAGCTGGCGTGATAACCCTTGGGTAACACAGCCACTCAAAGACGAGATGCAGCGCCTCAAAGACTACGATTACGAAGAGTATCTGCACGTTTATGAGGGCGAGCTAAAGCAGTTTGCTGATGGCGCTATCTACGCCAAGCAACTGAAGAAGGCCAGGGATGACGAGCGGATAACCTGGTTGCCAGTTGAATCTGCACCTGTTCACACGTTTTGGGACTTGGGCCGGAACGACACTACTGCGATCTGGTTCATGCAGCAGATCGGCATGGCTTACAGGTTCATCGACTACTACGAGCACCGACTGGTTGACCTGGATCATTACGCTAACGTGCTGCGTGATAAAGATTACATGTATGGCACACATTACCTGCCGCATGACGCAGAGCACCGTGTGCTAGGTGCAGGCAACCGATCAAGGCGAGAGATACTAGAAGGCCTTGGCGTATCTCCGACTCACACAGTGCCACGAATCGACAGTGTAGAGAACGGCATTGCGATGGTCAGGGACATGTTCAGCAAGTGCTTCTTTGACGCAGAGCGATGCGAGACAGGGCTGAATGCCTTGGCAAACTATCAATATGTCTGGGACGAGCGTTACGACACGTTCCGACAAAACCCACTCCACAACTGGGCCAGTAACGGCGCTGATGCATTTCGCATGTTCGCGCAAGGTTACGAGGAAGAAGTTGCGGAGGTTGAATTGGACTTTTCATCAGAATGGTAAACAGATCAGCAAAGAAAAAGCAGGCCATTATCGACGAGGCTATGGATCGCTTCGACACGGCATCTGACTCTTGGTCTTACTGCTACAACGACTCGTTAGAAGATATAGAGTTTGTTGATAGCGAGGACGGTCAGTGGGAAGACGCAGTGCGCCAGGCGCGTATCAATCGCCCATGCCTGACGTTTGACAAGCTATCCAGTGCCGTTGATCAGGTTGTTGGTCAGCAGCTGCAGATGCTGCCTGGTGTGAAGGTGCGTGGCGCAGAAGAAGGTGACAACGACGTTGCGGAGATCTACGAGGGACTGATCAGGCAGATCGAGCAGAGAGGGAACAAGGCTTACAAGACCGCATTCAAGTTTAGTGTTAAGGGCGGCTGGGGCGTTTGGATGATCGACCACGATTACCAAGACGATATCAGCATGAACCAGGACATCATCCTGCGTGAGATCAAGAACCCGTTTAGCGTGTTGTTCGACCCCATTATTCAGATACAAGACATGAAAGAGTGTCGGTATGCGTTCATGTTTGACGACATCGAAAAAGATGAGTTCGAGCGCATGTATCCCAAGGCCAAGACTGGCGTGGGTGAGGACTTCTACAGCACTGGCAACATGAAGACCTGGATCAACGAGGACACGATCCGAGTCGCAGACTACTACCGCATCGTAATGGAAGAGCGCCGATTGGTGCAGCTATCAACGGGTGAAGTGGTTGATTACGCAGACATCGAGCCAATCATTGATGAGCTAAATTTCAAGGGCGTGACGATCACAAACGAGCGTATCGTCGAGGGTCGCAAGCTTGAGCGGTTCAAGATCACCGGCTTGGAGGTGCTTGAAGAGTATGAGTGCGTTGGGCGTTATATCCCATTGGTGCCTCTGCTTGGCAAGACCACCAACATTAACGGCAAGTTCTTGACTCGCGGATTAGTTCGCAAGGCCAAAGACGCGCAGAGAATGTACAACTACTCTCGCTCAACTGCCATTGAGGTGACGGCGCTGCAACCCAAGCAACCGCTCATGGCTACACCGGCAATGATCAAGGGTCATGAAGACCGATACCGCAACCTGATGACCTCCAACGATCCTGTGTTGTTGTTTAACTTCGACCAAGGACAAAAGCCATTCAGAGAGCCGCCAGCACAACCATCAGGCGCTTTGCTGACTGACGTACAGATTAGCTCGGACGACATCAAGAGCACCACAGGGATCTTTGACGCAAGCCTGGGCGCAAGAGGCAATGAAACCTCTGGACGAGCAATCAGGGAGCGACAACTGCAAGGCAACATTGCCACCTATGAGTTTGTCGATGAACTGGTTGAGTCCATCAAGTACACCGGCGAGATCTTTATCGACATGATCCCCAAGATCTACGACACAGAGCGTCAGATCAGGATTCTGGGCGAGGACGATGCTGAAGAGATCAAGGTTATCAACAAACCTCAGCTCGACTTACAGACCGGCGAGACGGTCATGATCAACGACCTCAACCGAGGCCACTACGACATCAAGGTAACCACAGGCCCAAGCTTCTCAACCCGCAGATCTGAGACAGCAGAGCAGCTCGGCACCTTGTTTGGTCAGAACCCACAAATGGCGCAGCTCGGTGCAGACATCTACTTCAAGTCGCTTGACCTTGTTGGTGCTGATGAACTGGTTGAGCGTGTACGCAAGGCAGGCATAAAGCAGGGCGTGATCGAGCCTAACGAAGAAGAGCAGCAGAAGATCTCTCAAGCGCAGCAGCAAGAACAGCAAATGAAGGCCCAGGCTATGCAGATGGAACTCGCCATGAAGCAGGCAGAGGTAGCCAACGAGCAAGCAATGGCTAAGGAACGTGAGAGCAAGACCATGCTGAACACGGTCAAGGCGCAGGTTGAGCAGTTAGAACTTGCCCAGGCACAGCAAGATTTAGAAGCGCAACGGATTGCAGCGATGCGGTTACGTCAAACAGTAGGGATGCCAATTCAATGAGGCCAGCAACAAAGACTGCAAGGAAAAGGAAGTAATCATGCCAATGGTCGGTAAAAAGCACTTTAGCTACAAGCCAGCAGGTATCGCCGCAGCTAAGAAGGCAGCGAAGAAGAAGAACGTCAAAGTTAAGTACGGGAAAAAGAAATGAACAACGCAATCGCGCAAATGCTTGCTGGAAGAGCACCGGCTCAACGACCAAGCCCCAACCCAGTTGGCAACGCTGTTCCTCAACAAATGAAGCCCCCAATGCCACGCAGGCAGGCACCTCAAATGCCACGCCCTCAAATGCCTGGACAGATGGGAGCACTGCCTGGCGGTATGAAGATGCCGATGGGCAATCAAATGGCTATGCAGCAACCACCCGCGCAACCAGGTCAGCAGCAAGCTGTCAGAGGCCGTGATGGTGGTATGTATCGCATTGTTGTTGACCCAACTACTGGCTTGCAGACCTTCGCCCCGTACCAAGGCGGTATGGCCTAATACATGCCTGCATCACCTCGCCTTCAGGCTTTGTTGAGAGCTAAAGAAGAAAACGAAATTGGTAACTTCCTGTCTGCCGTTTTAGAAGCTCAAGACGAGATAGGCGGCATCGAGGCAGAGCGTTACATGGAGATCATGGATCGCAGCCCATACGGTACAGGCGTATCGATGTCTGTTGGCTATGACGATGAATCAGCTATGTCGCCACTGGATCTCGCGGCAATAGTCTCAAGCGCTATCCCTATCGTCGGTGATATGACAGGACTAGCAGCAGACGCTGATATGTACGCCCGTGACCCTGAATCAAGGAACATGGTCAACTACTTGCTAAGTGCTGCTGGCGCTATCCCGTTAATACCAGCGGCATCGCAGGTTAGAAAAATAAGCGATAGCGCAATGGACGCTGGCATAGCTCCTGGTCGCACTACGAAAACGTTACGCGGCGTTGAGTTTGACGAGGGATTTGATCCAAGGGTTAAAGAGCAAGAAAGGTTACAAAACCTAGAGTTACAAATCGAAGAACGCCCAATGGCTGAAAAGCCGGTGATCTCGTTAGAAGACCTTGAAGGCAGACCTTTTTTAACGTCAATGTCAGACAGAACTAGCGCCGGTGGCAGGCTGATGGCTGTTAATGACGTAGAGCTTGGCGAAGGCGTTGATTTAAAAGGCGGCCAAGACTTCATGTTCGACAACCCCGATATGGTTTGGGCCTCTGATCCACAAGTTGTTGCAGGCCTGAAAAAACGCGCTGACATTCTGCGTCGGCAAACCGGCAAAGATCCAATTTACTTACCGTGGCAAATGGCCCCAACCGGCGGCGACCACGCAACGATGACGACAGAAGTAATGTTGCGCCATGCAAAAAGCAACATGATGAAAAAAGATCAAAAGGCGTTAGATAAAGAAATTAAGCAAATAATCCCAGATTGGAAAGGCGTTAATGATCCAACGTCAATTGATCAGATTTACAACGTAAGCGGCGATAAGAGAAAGCAAATCCAGCAACTGATGGATGTCGGGTATAGAGAGAAGGGCGGCATGAGTCGCGGTGAGGCTAGGCTTGCTGTCTCAGACATGACTCAATTACAAGGCCGACAAGGAAGGCTGATCAATGTCGGGGAGATAGGTGAGGGCGACATTATTGTCGACTCAGGACATCCGACCTATTTAGCGGCTCTACGAGGCCAAGGATTAGGTTCATTAGACAGAGACATTGTGGCAACACAAATTTTGCCCGCAATGGTAGATACAAGGCGCATTGCTGATCCTGCAAAGCCAAGCGCTCAAGACATTCGGGCGCTTCAAATGAAAGGGTACTACGGAATCATCGACGAGGATTTGTTGAGGTCGCTAGAGCGCTAATACAAAAAACGAGGCTCGAATTGTTTGCTCAACTCAGGCCCGTAGTTTTCCAAAAGATAAGAGGTAACGTCTGAAACAGACACCTCTTTGACGTTTTTCCCGACACATTCGCACTCAAAAAGATCTAGTGCGTCGAACATTTCGGCGGGCATTTCTACGTCTGTGTTTACGAATGGTCGCATAGGAAAAGTATACCAGTTTTTCGGTTAACAGTGCCGACTCACTGTTACTAAGGCAAACCCACCGCCCTAAATAAAGAC